CTTAAAAAATTCTCCGGGGGTTGATTTTTAGAGACCTTTTTACTAGGTGCTCTAGTTGCTTCCGAGCCCCAATGTCCGGATATTTGGGTTTCGGTGTTTTTCCCTCTCCTTTCAACGCCGAAAAGTCGTTCGGAGGCAACTAAAACACCTGGTAAAGTGGTATATTTTTAGGTAAAAAGGGGGTATAAAGATTGGCTAAGAAAAAACAAAGTACACCAAAAGAGCAGCCAAAGAAAATGAGACCTGCTACTTCGCCAGAAGCCAGAGAGAACCAACTTATATCTCTAGCTGTAGACCTGGCAGAAAAGCAACTTATCGAAGGGACTGCCTCATCTCAAGTAATTACACACTACTTGAAACTTGGTTCTACTAAAGAAAAGATAGAAAGAGAGATATTAGAGAAACAGAAAGAGCTTATAGAAGCTAAAACTGAGAATCTACAATCAGCTAAACGTATCGAAGAGCTTTACACTAATGCTATAAACGCGATGAAGAACTACAGTGGACAAAATAGTGATAATGACGAAGAAGATGAAGACGATGATTATTAGAACTTATACGGAATTAATGAAATTAGCAACTTTCGAAGAGAGATACAAGTATCTAAAGTTAGTAGCGAAAGTAGGAGAGGAGACTTTCGGCTTTGAGAGATATTTGAATCAACAATTCTACCATTCGCAAGAGTGGAAATCGTTAAGAAGTCAGATAATCATAAGAGATAATGCCTGTGATTTAGGAATCCCAGGTAGAGAAATGGATAGTAGAATAATTATACATCACATGAATCCTATAACTAAAGACGACCTAATACACCAATCCGACTTTCTGCTTAATCCTGAGTATTTAATTTGCACTAGCAAGAAAACACACTCAGCAATACACTATGGAGATGATAATCTGTTATTCGGCGAGATGGTCGAACGTTCCAAAGATGATACCTGCCCATGGAGGAGGTGATAACAGTGAGCAATGAAATACAGCACCACGGAATCAAGGGGCAAAAATGGGGCGTTAGACGTTTCCAAAATGACGACGGTAGTTTAACGGCAGCTGGTAGAAAAAGATATGGCGAAGATCGTTATAAAACATATGATGATGGAAGAATAGAAATAGAAAAAGGCGCTGAATTACAAAGAATATTGGACGGCGTTGTATCGAAAAAAGGACTAGAAGGACAAACATATGCGTCTATAGGAAAGAATGATAACAACCAATATATGAATATTTTAGCAAAAGAAAAAGTGTCAACCGTTCTTAAATTAACAGCCAAAACAGCGTTAAAATCGCCATCTACAAATGACGCTGCTAATATGTATTTCGATATATTAAAGAAAGATAAAGCTGCTCTCGATGAATTTAAACTTATGAAATCTTTCGCTGAGGAATCCGGTTTTGTTGACAATTTCGACGCTAAACTTAACAAAGTGATAAACAATAAGGCTAGCGAAAAAGAATTAAAAGAAATGTACACATACGCTAACTATTTGTTCGTATATGACGACCAAATTTCTAAGTCTAAAAATGCTTTCTATAGAGAATTAAATAACAAAGGGTTTAATATGCTTAGAGATGAATACGACAGTCGTTCAGGAGTAGTTAATGCGCCCATCATATTACTAGACGGTAAAGCGTCAGTATCTATAAAATCGACTACGCTAGTTAAAAAGTCCATGACAAAAGATGCTGCTAAGTATGTTAGCGCCTATGAAAAGAAAGGAGAAGAGTGGGCTAAAAAACGCTACGGTATAGTGTAAGGAGGTGATATGTAAAATGTGGACTTATGTTAGCGCGCATGAACTTTATCATTACGGAGTAAAAGGTATGCGATGGGGCGTTAGAAGAGCTAGACGTGAAAACGAAAAAATCGATAAGAGTTTTAAAAACTGGAATACGAATGCTAAAAACAAAGCGAATGCAATAGATTTAGGTAAAAAATCAAACGCAGCTAGAATGGAATACGAACGAAACTCTAGGGATAAAGAACTAAAGAAAGCATATAAACAAGCGCATAAAGAATACAAACAAGCGTTACGAACTAATACTACGTATAGAAAAGGTGCTATAAAAGGCGAAGTAGGAAAAGATATGTCACGTAAATACTTAAATGAAGCTAAAGCAGTAAAGAAACAACTTAAAGCTGACCCTAGCAATAAAGTATTACAAAAACAGTACAAGTATTTATCTGATCAACACCAGTATGAAAGAGCAAAAGCTAGAAAAGCGCCAGAAGTAGGAGCAAGAAGAAGTGCTCAAAAGGCACAGATGAAACGTAGAATGACGATGGCAGCTAAACAAGTCGCAACTGGGGTGGCTATATCTGCTGGGTTAGCTGCTGTGAATGCTATACTAAAGAAAAACAACGTAACCATAAACGGTAAAAACGCGTCGGTTAATAATGGCAATGTTAATGATCTCCTTAAATGGATAAAAATAGGCAAAGATATAATGGGGTATGTCTATTGATACGAAGGAGGTGATTCAAAATGGATAGTATATTAGATTCAATCAAGAAATTATTAGGAATTCAGCCGGAGTACAGAGCATTTGACGAAGACCTAATAATTCATATAAATACTGTTTTGGTTATCCTTAATCAACTTAACGTCGGCCCATCCGAAGGTTTCTTAATTTACGATGGGACTGAGTTATGGGATGATTATATCGATAAGGAACAGATCTCTATGGTTAAAAGTTATATTTACCTTAGAGTGAGATTATTATTCGACCCACCGGGAAGCGGTATATTGGTAGATAGTATAAATCGAATGATTTCAGAACTTGAATGGCGCCTTTACCTGGAAGGAGACTCTCCGAAAGGAGGTGAATAGCGTGAGTAACTATATTAAACACCATGGTATAAAAGGTCAAAAGTGGGGTGTTAGAAGATTCCAGAATAAAGATGGTTCGCTTACTCCGCTTGGTAGAAAAAGACAACAGTATGACGGTCCAGTACATGAAGATTATAGTAAATCACATGACGCCAAGTCCGTTAAAGCAATGAGCGATAAAGAACTTAGAGATAGATTAAATCGTCTTAACATGGAGAGACAATATACACAATTAACTGCTCAGGATAAAAGTATAGGTAAAAAAATGGTAAGCGATATACTTTTAAATGTTGGAAAAGAACTAGCTAAAGAATACCTTAAAAACTATGCTAAAAAGAGTATAGACGAAGCACTAAAGAAAAGTAAGAAATAATAACTTAATATACGAAAGGGGAATTCAAAATGGCGTTATCGAATACTGCCACTCCGATTTACTATGGTAAATTCAGAGATGCTGTAATAAGAGGCGAGATACCAGTATGTAGAGAGATTTCCATGGAGATGAACAGAATCGATGACCTGATTGCGAATCCTGGAATATATTACGACGACCAAGCTATAAACGGTTTCATTGATTTTTGCGAGCAAGAATTAACTTTAACTGATGGTTCAGACCTTCACTTATTGGATTCATTTAAGCTATGGGCCGAACAAGTGTTTGGTTGGTATTATTTCGTCGAAAGAAGTGTATTTGAACCTTCACCAGATGGGCATGGTGGCAAATACGTAACTAAAACGATAAAGAAGAGACTGATTAACAAACAATACTTGATAGTAGCTAGGGGTGCGGCTAAGTCAATGTACGGGTCTCTTATACAGAACTATTATTTAAACGTGGATGTCAGCACAACGCATCAAATAACGACAGCGCCAACAATGAAACAAGCAGAAGAGATACTATCGCCGGCTAGAACTGCTATCACGAGAGCAAAAGGACCTCTCTTTAAGTTCTTAACCGAGGGTTCTATACAAAATACAACTGGTTCTAAAGCTAATAGGACAAAACTAGCATCAACTAAGAAAGGTATAGAGAACTTTCTTACTGGTTCATTACTAGAGATAAGACCGATGAATATTAATAAATTACAAGGGCTAAGATGTAAGGTCGCAACAGTCGATGAATGGTTATCGGGAGACATAAGAGAAGACGTTATAGGTGCCATAGAGCAAGGGGCTTCTAAACTAGACGACTATTTAATAGTAGCAATGAGTTCTGAAGGGACTGTAAGGAATGGAAGCGGCGATACAATCAAAATGGAGTTAATGGACATCCTTAAAGGGGACTACATCAACCCTCACGTTTCCATATGGTACTACAGACTAGACGAAGTCGAAGAAGTCGGGGACCCTAATACGTGGATGAAAGCGAATCCGAACATAGGAAAAACAGTAACATATGAGACTTACCAACTAGATGTAGAAAGAGCCGAGAAAAACCCAGCAGTGCGTAATGATATTCTAGCTAAACGTTTCGGAATACCGATGGAAGGTTACACTTACTTCTTTACTTATGAAGAAACTCTTCCTCACAGACGAAGAGACTTCTGGGGAATGCCTTGTGCGCTCGGAGCCGACTTATCACAAGGGGATGACTTCTGTGCATTCACATTCTTATTCCCGCTAAGAGATGGTTCGTTCGGTATTAAGACTCGAAACTACATTACCGATAAAACATTACGAAAACTTCCCGGTGCGATGCGCTTAAAATACGATGAGTTTATGAGGGAAGGAAGTCTAATAGTAATGGAAGGAACTGTACTTGACATGGAGCAAGTCTATGATGACTTAGATGCGCATATAATCGAAAGAGAATACGATGTTCGTTGCTTTGGGTTTGACCCGTACAACGCCAGAGCATTTGTTGAACGTTGGGAAAGAGAAAACGGACCATTCGGTATAGAAAAAGTAATACAAGGTGCTAAGACTGAGTCTGTCCCATTAGGAGAACTTAAGAAACTAGCTGAGGAACGTATGCTGATATTCGATGAAGAACTAATGACTTTTACCATGGGTAACTGTATAACTTTAGAAGATACAAATGGTAATAGAAAGTTACTAAAGAAAAGATATGACCAGAAGATAGACGCCGTGGCAGCTATGATGGATGGTTATGTTGCGTATAAACTAAACAAAGATGCCTTTGAATAATAAAGGAGGTGAAGATTCAAAATGGGAATAACAGATAGATTACAACATGCTTGGAATGCTTTCTTGGATAACGATAGAAGACGTCCGTATCAGGATATGGGTTATTTTAGTTATAATAAACCAGACAGAGTTCGTTTCACAAGAGGTAATGAAAGATCAATAGTAACATCTGTATATAACCGTTTGGCTTTAGATGTAGCAGCCATATCAATCAAACATGTAAGACTTGATGAGAATGGTAGATACACTGAAGAGATAAACTCCGGATTACAAAACTGCTTGAATGTTGAAGCGAACATTGACCAAACAGGTAGAGCATTCTTACAAGATGTGGTAATGTCCATGTTGGATGAAGGATGTGTTGCTATAGTGCCGGTAGATACAACCATCAACCCCAACGTATCTGGTTCTTATGAAATAAATACCATGAGGGTTGGTAAAATCATAGAATGGTATCCGGCACACGTGAGAGTTAGATTATACAATGACCAAAAAGGTATCCATGAAGAGGTGACTCTTCCTAAAACCACAGTGGCTATAATAGAAAATCCTTTATATGCGGTCATTAATGAGCACAACTCTACTATGCAACGTCTTATACGTAAGTTAAATTTATTAGACGTAGTGGATGAGCAGTCAGGTTCTGGAAAACTAGACTTAATAATACAATTACCTTACGTTATAAAGAGCGAAGCTAGACGTAAACAAGCAGAAGACAGAAGAAAAGACATAGAGATGCAGCTTGCTGGTTCAAAATACGGTATAGCTTATACTGATGGTACAGAAAGAATAACTCAGTTAAATAGACCTGCTGAGAACAACTTAATGCACCAGATCGAATACCTGACAAATATGTTATACAGCCAACTTGGACTGACTCAAGCTATACTAGATGGTAGCGCTGACGATAAAACTATGTTGAATTACTACAATCGTACTATAGAACCTATAATAGCAGCTATAGTAGATGAGATGAATCGTAAGTTCTTAACGAAAACTGCTAGAGCACAGAGACAAGCTATCAAGTTCTTCAGGGACCCATTCAAACTTGTACCTGTTAACGAAATGGCAGAAATAGCGGATAAATTCACACGTAACGAAATCTTATCTTCGAATGAAATAAGACAAATAGTAGGTATCAAACCTTCCGATGACCCAGAAGCAGATGAGTTACGTAACAAGAACTTAAACAAATCTAATGAAGAGGTTGAACAGAAACCTAATACTATAGAAAAGGAGGTAAGCGATAAGGATGAAGTATGATTTTAGCGGATGGGCAACTAAGAATAACTTAAAATGCTCAGACGGAAGAACTATCATGAAAGATGCTTTCAAACACAACGATGGACAGACAGTACCTTTAGTTTGGAATCATCAACACAACGATCCACTTAATGTTTTAGGTCATGCGTTATTAGAAAATAGAGATAACGGCGTTTATGCATACTGCACATTCAACGATACAGAAGCTGGTAAAAATGCTAAGATGCTAGTTGAGCATGGTGACGTTACAGCTCTATCTATATATGCAAATCAACTAAAACAAAAAGGCGGAAATGTGGAACATGGTGTCATAAGAGAAGTTAGTTTAGTTCTAGCAGGAGCAAATCCTGGAGCTTTCATAGACTCTATTCTTAGACACGGTGAAACTTCAGACGAAGAAGGTGTTATATACACTGGAGAAGACATCGAGCTTTATCATGCCGATGAAGAAATTCAAAATGATAAGAAAGAGGAGGATAAGAAAGTGGAAGACAACAATAAAGAAAAAACAGTCCAAGATGTTGTTGACTCTATGACTGAAGAACAAAAGAACGTTATGTATGCTCTTATAGGGCAAGCTTTAGAAGAAAATGCAGCACAACATTCAAATATTGATAATGGAGGAGAAGAAGAAATGAAACATAATGTATTTGAGAATGATAACCAAAATAACCAAAACGTATTATCACATGCTGATATGGAAAACATATTAAGAGACGCTAAAAGAATAGGGTCTTTAAAAGAAGCAGTATTACAACATGCTGACGAACACGGGGATGCTATATATGATAACTATGGTATAAAACCTAACGCTGACGGTGAAGGTATATCTATGTTATTCCCTGAATATAGAAACATGAACAACGTACCAGAATTCATCAAGAGAGACACAGGATGGGTTGCTCAAGTAATGGCTGGAGTACATCATACACCATTCTCTAGAATAAAATCTATGTTTGCAGACATAAGAGAAGACGAAGCTAGAGCATTAGGTTACATGAAAGGTGACTTAAAGAAAGAAGAAGTATTCTCACTATTAAAGAGAACAACTGACCCTCAAACTATATACAAAAAGCAAAAATTACACAGAGATGACGTTATAGATATAACTAGCTTCGACGTAGTTGCTTGGATCAAACAAGAAATGAGAATGATGTTAGAAGAAGAGATAGCTAGAGCTATATTAATAGGGGATGGAAGATTAGCTGACGATGATAACAAAATCCAACAACAACACATAAGATCTATAGCTAACGAAGACCCATTATTCGCTATACACAAAGAATTAGAAGTAGCTGAAGGAGAAGAAAAGGCTAAAGGATTCATAAAATCAGTATTAAGAGCTAGAAAAGATTACAAAGGATCTGGAGAACCAACTATGTTCTTAGCTGAAGACATGTTAGTTGAAATGTTATTATTAGAAGACAAAAACGGAAGAATAATATACGAATCAGAACAAGCTTTAGCTAGAGCTTTAAGAGTTAAGAATATAGTTACAGTACCAGTTATGGAAGGCGCTAAGAACTTAGCTAAAACTAAAAACGTATTAGCAATAGTAGTTAACTTAAAAGACTACAATGTTGGTGCAGATAAAGGCGGAGCAGTTGCTATGTTCGAAGATTTCGATATAGACTACAACGCACAAAAATACTTAATTGAAACAAGATGCTCTGGAGCATTAGTTAAACCTTTCTCTGCTATAGTTATAGAAGAAAAAGCTCAATAAGATAGGAGAATTCAAAATGGCAAAGTTTTGTGGAGTAATCGGCTATGCTGTAACTAAAGAGACAGAACCCGGAATCTGGGAAGAACAAATAGTTGAGGTTGAATACTTTGGAGATGTTATACGAAACACAAGGCGAATAAATGCGCCAGGTAAAGTTAACGATGATATTTCAATCTCTAATCAAATCAGTATCATAGCCGACCCATTTGCCAATAATAATTTCCATGCGATGAAATACGTAGTGTTTATGGGTGCGAAATGGAAAGTATCAGAAGTAACTGTGGAGTACCCTAGATTGATTCTATCCATAGGAGGTTTGTACAATGAATAAACGACTAGAACTACATGAAAAATTATGCGAGTTAGTTGGTAATTCCAATGTATATTTTCAACCTCCAGAATCAGTGAAACTTTCATACCCATGTGTTATTTATAATATTGGCGTTGGGAACGCTAAACGAGCTGATGATACGGTGTATAACTACGTAAATAGTTATGAAGTAATATTTATATTTAAAAAACCCAATCTTGAAATTCTAGAGCAAGTGGTTAAAACTATACCAATGAGTAGTGTTTCTAGATGCTACATTGCCGATAATCTTAACCACTATGCTTTTAAAATTTACTATTAAAATAAGGAGGAAACAAAATGGCAAGATTAATTTGGGACGAAGTCGGACAACGTTTCTTCGAAACGGGTGTTAAAAACGGCGTATTATACGTACAAGACAATGATGGTTCATATAAAAACGGAGTAGTATGGAATGGTTTAACAGCTGTTACAGAAAGTCCATCAGGAGCAGAAGAAACTCCTTTATATGCAGACGACGTTAAATACTTAACATTAAGATCTGCAGAAGAATTCGGTGCAACTGTTGAAGCTTACACTTACCCTGAAGAATTCGAACAATGTGATGGTAGTGCACAAATAGCAAATGGTGTAACAATAGGACAACAAGCAAGAAGAGCATTCGGATTATGCTACAGAACTTCTGTTGGTAACGATATACAAGGACAAAACTTTAGCTACAAATTACACTTAATATATGGATGTACAGTAGCACCTTCTGAGAAATCATATTCTACAATAAACGATAACCCAGAAGCAATAACATTTAGCTGGGAACTTTCTACAGTTCCAGTTCCAGTTGATGGATTTAGCCCAACTGCATCTTTAGTTATAGACGCATCTAAAGTTGACGAAGGAAAAATGCAATTATTAGAAGATGCATTATTCGGAGATGAATCAAACGAAGCTAAATTATTATTACCTAATGAAATAATGGAAATGCTTAAGTAACTTAACAGAGCCTCGCAATAAAAACGTGGGGCTCTTATTTTTTATTAACACAAAATACTAAAATTAAGGAGAGATATTTAACATGTTAAAGAAAACAGTAACTTATGTAGACTATAATGGTATGGAAAGAACTGAAGATTTTTATTTCAACCTATCTAAAGCCGAAGTCGCTGAAATGGAATTATCTGTAGAAGGTGGCTTTTCCAAAATGTTAGAAGAAATAGTTGCTTCTAAAGATAATGTAAGAATCGTGAATCTGTTTAAGCAAATGGTATTAAAAGCATACGGAGAAAAGTCTCAGGATGGTAGAAGATTCGTTAAAAGCGAAGAAATTTCACAAGCATTTGCACAAACAGAAGCATACAGCGAGATATTTATGGAGTTAGCATTAAATACTGATGCCGCAGCAGCATTCGTAAATGGTATAATGCCTGCTAACTTAGATAAGTAACCAGGTGACCAGAGATGTTAGAGATAACTATACCTGGATTAGAATACTACGATGAAGAAAACAATGAATTCATCTATTACGATGCTGAAACTGTACAATTAGAACATTCTCTGGTCTCAATTTCAAAATGGGAAGCAAAATGGTGTAAACCTTTCCTTGACGGTAAAAACAAAACCATGGAAGAAATTATAGATTATATTCATTGTATGTGTATGACAGAGAATGTAGATAAAAACGTATTCGATAGACTAACAGAAGAAAACCTGATATCGATAAATCAGTATATAGACAATCCAATGACGGCTACAACATTTTCGAATGAAGGTAAAGCTGGCGGTAGAGAGACAATAACATCTGAAATAATTTATTATTGGATGATAGCATTTAACATACCATTCGAGTGTCAATACTGGCATCTTAACAGGTTATTAACTCTCGTTAAAGTATGTAATATTAAGAATAATCCACCTAAGAAAATGAGCAGACAAGAGATATTAAACAGAAACAAAGCTCTTAACGAGGCAAGGAAGAAACAATTCCAAACTAGGGGGTAGGTATTATGGATTAAATATTCAAGGTGGTGATCTAAACATGATTAGATTCACTGTTAAAGGGAACTTTGACAGGACTTTTAAATTTCTAAAGAAAATGGAAGATTTCGATGTGGCGAAGATCCTTGAAAAATACGCTCAGGAAGGAGTATCGGCGCTAGCATCTGCGACTCCGGTTGACAGTGGAAAAACCGCTAGTTGCTGGGGTTATGAGATAGAGGTGTCAGGTGAAGATGCCGCTATATATTGGACTAATACAAATGAAAACAAAGGTGTGAATATCGCCGTAATACTACAATTCGGCCACGGTACAGGTACTGGTGGCTACGTACAAGGTAGAGATTATATTAATCCTGCTATTAGACCTGTGTTCGATAAAATAGCTGATGAAGCATGGGCGGAGGTGGTTAACGCATGAGTTCCATCGATAAAAGAATCGTCCAGATGCAGTTCGATAACCAGAATTTTGAGAGTGGCGTAAGTAAGACCATGAACAGTCTTCAACAGCTTAATGAAAAACTCAAAATGAAAGACTCTAGTAAAGGGCTTGATGGTGTAAATGAAAGTTTAACTAAGCTATCAGGATTTGGCGTATCGGGATTAACAACAGGAGTAGAAACTGTAACTGCTAGATTCTCAGCTCTTGGTACGATAGCTATGACTGCGTTAGCTAATATTACGAATAGTGCAGTAAATGCTGGTAAGAATCTAGTTAAATCCTTTGCGATAGACCCAGTAACAGATGGGTTTAACGAATATGAACTAAAGATGAACTCTATACAAACAATATTAACGAACACCGCAAAGCAAGGTACAACATTAGATGATGTCAACGCTGCTTTGAACGAATTAAATGAATACTCAGACCAAACCATATATAACTTCGCTCAGATGACTGATAACATAGGTAAAGCTACAGCAGCAGGGTTGGGTCTAGAAGATGCTGTAACCTTCGTAAAAGGTATGTCTAATGCCGCTGCTGGATTCGGTGTCGATTCGACTAGAATGGCTGGAGCAACTTACCAAATGACTCAAGCGTTATCGGCCGGTGTCGTTAAGCTTCAAGACTGGCGTTCGCTGGAACAAGCCGGTATGGGCGGAGAGTTGATGCAGGAAGAAATGTATAAAGCAGCTGAGGCTATGGGTGTATATGTTAATAAAGCCATACCTTTCAGGGATTCATTAGAATCAGGTTGGTTAACCGCTGAGATATACACAGAAGCTATGCGAAACATGGCCAACGATCCGTCATTGACTAAAGCGGCATCAGAGGTAACATCGTTTACAAAATTAATGGGTACACTTAAGGAACAAGTTGGTTCTGGATGGGCTCAATCATTCGAAAATATATTTGGTGATAAAGAAGAGTCTACTAAATTGTGGACTGGTATATCAGAAACTTTAGGTACCCTAATAACTGATTCGGCTGATGCTCGTAATAAAATCTTAAAGGATTGGAAAGATCTTGGCGGTAGAGACGATGTTATAAAAGGATTCACTAACATATTCCAAAGCTTGGGTAAAGGATTTAAATCAATAGGAGAAGCTTGGAATGAAGTATTTCCTTCAATGTCTGGCGAAAAACTTGTAGAGTTATCTGCTAAATTCAAAGACTTCACTGAAAACTTCAAAATGAGTGACGAAACAGCTAGTAAACTTAAGAACACTTTCAAAGGCGTATTTAGTGTATTCGATACTGTAAAAGATGCGGTAGTTGGAGTAGTTAAAGGTTTCACTCCATTATTGGGAATAATCAAACCTATAGGCTCTGGTTTCTTGACTATAACTTCTAGTATAGGAAATTTCGTATCTAAGATAGGAGACGCAGCTAACAGAAGTAAGATATTTGAGAAAATAGGTAACGGTATAAAAACAGCATTCGAAGCTGTTGGTACTGCTCTTAGTACTGCTGGAGACAAAGTATCCGAGTTTATATCTAAGATGAGTGTGGGTAACGTATTCGATACTGTTGGAAAAGTATTCTCCAAAGTCGGAGAAGTTATATCTAAAGTGGCAAGCGGAATAGGTCAAGCTATTGGTTCTATTAATTTCGAGACAATAACAAACATTGGTAAAACATTAGCTGGTGTTGGTATATTTAAAGTACTAAAAGATTTATTCGATAAGTTTAAAGGAATAGGTGACGATTTAACAGGAGTATTCGACTCATTCAAAGGTATAGGTGAAGGAATTTCTGGAGTGTTGGATAGCGTCAAAGAATCCTTAACTGCATACCAAAACTCTTTAAACGCTGGAACATTAATTAAATTAGCAGCAGCTATAGGTATATTAGCAGCATCTTTATTAGTGTTATCTAGTATTGACCCTGCTCGTTTAGCTACAGCATTAGCTGGTATGGCTGTAGTATTTGGTGAATTAACATTAGCTATGATGGCTATAAACAAAGTAGGTAATATTAAAGGATTAATGAAAACTAGTACTTCTATGATATTAATGGCTACAGCTATGCTTGTTATGGCAGGAGCATTAAAAACATTATCATCTATAAGTATTGGCAAAATGGTTACAGGACTAGTCGGTCTAGCCGCAGCACTAGCCACAATGGTATTGGCAGTTAAGCTATTCAGTACGTCATCTAAAGGACTTGCGAAGACATCTGCTAGTTTAATTATATTCGGAGCAGCCTTACACGTAATGGCGAGTGCGCTTAAAGCGTTAGGTGGTATAGACGCTGAAACGTTAGGTGCGGGATTATTTGCTATGATGGGGGTATTAACTGAATTAGCGTTATTCTTAGCAGCTGCTAAATTTGGTAGTCTAAGTTTGAGTAGTGCGACCGCTATACTTATATTATCAGGAGCCTTAGTGGTATTATCGCAAGCCATGAAACAATTCGGCGAAATGGAAACTGATAATATTATAAGAGGTTTGGCTGGAATAGCTGGCGTATTAGCAGAAATAGCTCTATTTGCTAAATTCGGCGGTGGTGGCTTAAACATGATAGGTTTAGGTGTAGGTTTAACCGCTATGGGAGCAGCTATATTAGTTCTTTCACAAGCCATGAAACAAATGGGCAGTATTAGTTGGGAAGAAATAGGTAGAGGTTTAACATCTCTAGCAGGAGCTTTAACCGTTCTAGGTGTGGCGTCGGCACTTATATCTGGACCTCAAATGCTATTACTATCAGTTGGTCTAGGCGCTATGAGTATAGCTCTTATGGGGCTAGCTACAGCTTTACGAATGATGGGCGACCAATCATGGGAAGAAATAGGTAAGAGTATGGTTGTGTTGGCTGGTTCATTAACTATATTAGCGGTAGCTATGTATGCAATGAGTGGATGTTTATTGGGCGCAGCCGCGATGATCGTCATGGCTGGAGCTTTAGCTCTACTAACACCTCAATTATTACTTTTAGGTTCTATGAGTTTAGGTGAAATAGGATCCGCTTTATTAATGCTAGCTGGAGCATTTACTGTTATAGGCGTGGCTGGAGCAGTATTAGGAGTTATATCCCCATTATTAATAGCTTTCGCGGCAGCAGTGGCGTTAGTTGGTGTTGGTATTGCGGCGGCAGGTGCTGGATTCCTTGCATTTGGTACTGGATTCGCAGCTGTGGCAGCAGCTATAGCGGCTTCGGGAACATTGATAATTGAATTCCTAAAACAGACAGTAGAATTACTACCTCAAATGGGTCTTAAGGCCGGAGAAGCAATGGTTAACTTCGCAGGAGCAATAGGTCAAGGTGCGCCTCAGATAATCTCGGCATTTAGTACAATATTAACTTCGATACTAACAGCAATACAAACCAACATACCATTAATAGCTCAGACTGGTATGGATATTGTGTTAGCATTTGCTGCTAAATTAGCAGAGGGCATACCTCAATTGGTTACTTATGGGATGCAAATGGTAATAGGAGTGTTAGAAGGTATTGCGGCCAATATCGGACAATTGGTTGATGCTGGTATAGATGTCTGTATCAACTTCATAGATGGTGTAGCAGCTAGACTAGGTGACATTATAGAATCAGGTATAAACTTAGCACTAAGCTTTATCGAAGGCGTAGCCGACGGTATATCTAATAATAAAGATAGACTAGAAGCAGCGATTGAGAAAGTAATACAAGCGATGGTAGATGCGGGTCTAGCTATATTACAAGGCGGTATAGACGGATTCGTTAGTGGGGGTGAAGACTTAGCTAATGGTCTTATAGACGGTATAGTAAGTCTTGTTACTGGTGTATCAGAAGCAGCAGGAAGACTTGTAGATGCAGCGGTAAAAGGTGTAGGCGACTGTGGTAACGCTTTATATTCTGCAGGTCAAAACTTAGTCAAAGGGTTCACTAAGGGTATAGAATCCGCTTTAAGCTGGGTTGGGGAAAAAGCTATGGAAATAGGTAGAAAAGCCAAAGCTGCAGCAGAGAAAGCGTTAGGCATAAATTCGCCTTCTAGAGTATTCATGGAAATAGGTAGATATGTAGATGAAGGTTTCGTTAACGGTTTAGAACAATATTCCGCTAAGGTCGATAAAGCGGCTTACGGCGTAGCTAATGATATGGTTGATAACTTCGCTAAACCACTTTCCAACATGAATGATCTACTAGACGTGAATACAAATCCTGTAATAACACCTGTCCTAGACTTAAGTAATGTTCAAGCAAACTCAAGAAGACTTAACAGTATGATACCGGGAAGTGGTAATATCGCACTATCAACTGACGCAGCTAACATCATGACTAGCTCTATGGGTACAGTTCAAAATGGAGTTAGCAATAGCGAAGTAGTATCTGCTATAAAAGACCTTAAGAATAGTATGCCAGTAGCAGGTAATACAAACTACAACATAAACGGAATAACATATGACGATGGAAGTAACATAGTAAATGCAGTAGAAACTCTAGTGAGAGCTGCTAGAATAGAAAGGAGGATATAGGTAATGGCGGTAGCAACTTACACAGTCAAGAAGGGTGATACACTGAGCGCCATAGCTAAAAAACACGGTGTAACATACCAATTCTTGGCTAAGATAAATAATATACCGGACCCGAACAAGATATATGTAGGGCAAGTAATTAAACTACACGAAGAAGCATCTACCGCTTCTACTAGCTCAGGTGGTTCTAGTTCGAATGCGAGTACTAACTCTAACGTAGCAGTAATAAACCAGTTCGGAATACAATCGGATACTGATAGAACTATATTTGCTACTTGGACTTGGAGTAAATCTAATACTGATAAGTACCAAGCCAAATGGTGGTATGACACTGGTAATGGTGTATGGTTTGTTGGTAGCGACTCAGAAACAAAAGAAAAACAATCATTGTATACCGCACCACAAAACGCTAAGAAAGTCAAATTCCAAGTGAAACCGATTTCCACAACGTACGAACAAAAATCGGGAGACACAACCACGCAAGTAAGTTACTGGACTGCTAGTTGGTCATCTGCTAAAGAATATTCTTTTGTTGAAGTTCCAGACAAACCAGGAGCTCCAACAGTAACAATAGAAGAATACAAATTAACAGCAAAAGTGGCTAATTATAGCGACGGTACGGAAATGCAGTTCCAAGTAGTTCAAAATGACTCTACGGTATTCAAGACTGGTAGCGCTTCGATAATAACTAACGCAGCTTCGTATTCTTGTACAATAAAGGCAGACCAAGAATACAAGGTTCGTTGTAGAGCTAAAAAGGGTTCTAGCTGGTCTGAGTGGTCGGATTACTCTGCTAACGTAGAATCGAAAGTCAAACCTACTGCGCCTTCTGGTATAACTAGCTGTAAAGCATTAACTGAGACTTCGATAGAACTTAAATGGAATTCGGTTAAGTCCGCTAAGACTTATGATATCGAATATGCTACAAAGAAAGAATACCTTGGAGCATCGAATGCATCAACAACAATCAATAATGTGACTAGCACGACTTATATTGTTACCGGTCTAGGTAGCGGCGAAACATATTTCTTCCGTGTTAGAGCAGTAAACGAGCAAGGTACTTCGACTTGGACGTCTCCCAAATCTACTGTTATAGGTACTAAACCGGGAGCACCAACAACTTGGTCATCAACATCAACCGCGTTAATCAATGACGTAGTGGTTTTATATTGGGTGCATAATTCTCAAGATGGTTCCAAAGAGACTGACGCCGAATTAGAACTTACGGTAAATGGTACGAAATCAACTATCTCTATGGGTAAACCTAAAGATGATGAAAATCGATTCTACAACTTAAACACTAAATCCTATCCGGACGGCACAACAATAGAGTGGCGAGTTAGAACTAAAGGTGTCGTAGCCGAATGGGGCGATTGGTCTATGAGTAGAAAAATCGATGTATATGCTCCACCTACACTTTCTGTTAATGTCACAGATGTAAACGGTGATAACTTATATACTGTAAATTCATTCCCGATTTATATTAAGGGTGACGCGGGACCAGATACACAAAAAGCAATCGGATACCACGTCTCGATAGTTGCTAATGATTCTTATGAGTATTGGGATGAAATCGGTAACATGCAAATAGTATCTAAAGGTGACGAAGTATACTCTAAGTACTATGACACAAGCGAAGATTTAGTTCTTAAATTAACACCTGCTAGTTTAGACTTAGAGAACAACGTACAATACACGGTCAACTGCGTGGTTACAATGGATACAGGTCTGAATGCCGAAGACACTGTGGATTTCGAGGTCGCTTGGGAAGATGTTATAACTCCTCCTAATGCTGAGATATCGTACGACCCAGAAACCCTATGTACTCACATAAGACCTTACTGTGATTTCTATCCATTTATATTTTACAAAGTAACTTACGATCAGTCAACTGGTAGTTTCTTCCGTACTAACACTGTCTTAAATGATATTTCAGGTACTTCTATAAACGAATGCTACACTGAAACTTATGATGATATTGTGTATAGCGGTGTAACAGGAGCTGGTAAAAGAGAATTCTTCTGTGTGGTACAGTCAGATATTCCAGCATTAGTAGAAGGAGTTACTCTGTCCGTTTACAGAAGAGAATATGACGGAAGATATGTTGAGATAGGTAGTGGACTAAAGAACACAGACAACACGTTCGTCACAGACCCACATCCTGCACTGGACTTTGCTAGATATAGAATAGTGGCTATAAGTGACGCGACAGGAGCGGTAAGCTTCACTGATATTCCAGGTTTCCCTGTTGGAGAGAAAGCAGTAATTATACAATGGGACGAAGCATGGAGTTCATTCGAAGGTGCAGAAGAACAATCTGACAAACCAACATGGTCTGGGTCAATGCTTAAGTTACCATTTAACATTGATATTTCAGATAGCAATTCTGCGGATGTGCAAATGGTTGAGTATATAGGACGTTCGCATCCGGTTAGTTATTATGGAACACAACTTGGTATAACTTCGACTTGGAACGTTGAGATAGACAAGAAAGACAAAAACACATTATACGGATTGAGAAGGTTAGCGATATACATGGGTGATGTGTATGTTAGAGAACCGTCTGGAAGTGGCTATTGGGCGAACATTCAAGTATCGTTCAATCAAACTCACAACCAACCTACGGTACCTGTAACACTTACGCTAACAAGAGTGGAAGGAGGCATCTAGAATGGCCGATTGGACATCCACAATGCAACAAACTTTCGAGTACTATATAGTGGACCCTGGTACTTGGAAAGATGTAAAGAAAATAGACACAGTTATCAGTAGTAGAATCTCAAGGGATTTGGAGGCTGAAACACTTGGCTCAGCCTCTATATCGATAACTGAATCATTGGGTGAATGCTATATAAGAATCTACCTTGTGACAATTCAAAATGGAATTAGAGAGAAACACCCATTGGGAACTTATATGGTACAGACACCTTCATATAGCTTTAACGGTAAAGTGAAAAACATTACAATGGATGCCTATACTCCATTAATAGAGCTTAAAGAAAAGAATCCACCGATTGGATATTCTATGCTCAAAGAAGATAACATTATGGAGAGAGCATACTTATTAATGAGAGAACAAATGAGAGCGCCGGTTGTAAACACTACTAAAGATACTAAATTACACCACGACTTCGTAGCTAATATCGATGATACTTGGATGACATTCATTCGAGACTTAATAGCTAATGCCGATATGAGAGTGGATATAGATGAATTAGGAAGGGTGATGTTTGCACCAGAACAAGATATTTCATGTCTGCAACCAGTATGGACATTTGATACTGGTAATAGCTCAATTCTATACCCTTCATTTGATATTCAGCATGACTTATACGGTATACCAAACGAAGTTGAAGTAATTTATTCGAACGGAACATCTTCTATGTCTATTAAAGTGGTTAATGATGACCCTGATAGTCCAGTTTCAACAGTAAGTAGAGGTAGAAGAATAACACATAGGATAAGTAATCCAGACGTGGTCGGAAAACCTTCGGAAGCGGAGATGAAAGATTATGCTGTTAGAATGCTGAAGAGCCTGTCTTCAATAGAATACACGATTAACTATACTCACGGGTACTGTCCGGTTAGAGTTGGCGACTGTGTAAGACTTAACTACGAGGCAGCAGGAATAAGAAATGTAAAAGCTAAGATTATTAGTCAATCTATAGACTGTGTTCCTGGGTGTCCTGTGACAGAGAAAGCAGTATTCACTAGCAATTTATGGGATGGGGTGAAATAATGGACCTATCGAATAACTTGGTTTCACAATTCGTCAAAATAACTAATGATAGAGAGAAACATACTCAACAACAGCAATCGAAACTGTTCGGGACAACTGTTATTTATGACGATAAGCAATACGTACAAATAGATGGTTCGGATTTATTAACACCTGCAGATAGCACGGTGCATATAAAAGATGGTGAGCGCGTAACAGTTAGTATAAACAATCATACGGCCATAATAGATGGAAACGTTACCGATGTTTCAGCGAGTCATGAGCATCTGTTAGCTGTGGAAGCTGAGACTTTGCTGATTAAAAACGACTTGGTCCAATTCAAAGTTGATACAGAAGGAATGTTCTTAGAAATACGTAACGAGACAGATACAAAGCTCGCAGACTTTAAAATTACTGTAGACGGAATGTTCTTATCGTTTGAAGATAAGACTGATAAGAAGCTGGCTAAAATCGAAATGTCAGTGGACGAAATAAAATCATCGGTTTCTGCGGACGGAATAGGAACAGTAGTTAAACAGAACGCAACAAGCTGGGGGCTTTCTATAAACGGAAAACTATCTGGAACAAACTATACCTTTGACGGTAACAACTTCACTATAGGAAGTACAACTGGTAACACTACTGCATACCACGCCGCTGGCTATTCAAAATGGACTCATACTGATGGTAGTTATACTAGAATAGACGCTAAAGGTATGACTTGGAGTAAGGGTGGAACTGCTTCAGGCTATCATTACTTATTATATGCTGGTGAATATAGATGTCCATCCGAGGCAACATGGACGGTAACTTTGCCGGCTGAATTCAAAGGTAAGAACTTCAAAGTAGTTACAAGTATTAAACGTATTTATATTTCCAACGATAGTTATGTAACCGGCTGTTATTTCCCACTATTATCATTCTATGCCGAAGCACTTAACATTAATAAGAATGCTGGAACGTTCCAGGTTTATGCATCAATCAGAGCATGGAATAGAACTGGATATTCTAACTGGGGTCAAATGGTTGGTAATGGTTCTACAGCCGCAGAAAGAGAAGCAATGCAACCAGTTGTGGCATATTGGGCATTCGTATAAAAAGGAGAGTGATTAAATGGCAAGCATGGCTGAACATGAAGCTAGTATGACAATATATTTTTACAAAAGTGATGGAACTATATATTCTTATTGTACAGGAGTACAAGATATGAGTGGTTTCGGTGAAAGAGCTGCTGACTACGAATTAATAATGGATTTCATAGTTGTATCCAAAGACCCAACTGTAATGGAATACACTAATAGATTCTATGTCGATGTAGAGTCTAGACAATTAAAATTAAAAGCGGACTCAGCGGATTTCACTAAATATTTATAGGAGGTATGTTATGCAAGTAGATATGAATTTTGTATTAGAAGCTTATAGAGAAACAATAGATAGATTAACTAATGAAAACATTCTACTGAAGGCGCAGTTAAAGCAACTTCAAAATGAACTAGAGAAAAATAATGAAGAGGTGGAAAATCAACAATAAAATATTTAAAAGGATGTGATATTTAAATGATTTTCACGGATAGAAAAATTACGATACGTAATGGCAAGAGTTCAATTAACGAACCAGTCATCTTATATAGAGGAGACTTCGAAGTATCGATAAGATTCACAATAATGGAGTCTAAGTTTAGATTCAAAAGTGGCGTAAACCTTGTTGATTCGGAGAAAGCATCATTCGGACAATTAGCAATCTTAGCTCCTTATGGTGGAAATGTATTCTCTGAAGTGGTTAAGTGTGAAGACGGTACTGTAACTTTCACATTAACTAAAGAAATGATAGACCAGTTAGAAGAAGTTGGTTTATATTCTTTCCAAATACGTCTGTTCGACTATTATAGAGAATCTCGTGTATCTATACCTCCTGTTGAGTTTGGTATAGAGGTGAGAGAGCCAGTAGCTTCAGAAGACCACGATAACGAAGTCAATAATGCTATAGTTGGGTATTCTATCGCTAAGGTTGTCGATCCGAGTAAAGAGGACGTAGGTGACACATTTGACGCTAACGGCAACTACAACAAAACGGACTGGGAGACTGGTGATAGAATAAGCGAAGGTAAATTAAATAAGATTGAAGATGCTATTGATAAGATAAATCAAAATGAGATGGCTGACGTGGCAGCTTTAGATAAGAGAGTCACTAATAATTTTAACGTGTTAGAAAGCAACAAAGCGGATAAAAGTGAAGTCAACTCGAAAATTTGGGGTATGGCCAACATGGGTCAAGATGTTAAAAAAGCAATGACTGGTGGTAGTGTAGCTGTTGTTGGTGAAAATTCCATATTGGGCGATAATATAGTAGACGGTCAAGTATTTCCATCCAAGATAAATAATACAAAAACAGTTTATAACTTAATGAATCCGAAAGAAATGAAAGCCAATTGCTATTATAACGGAAGTACTGGAGCTATTGTAGAAGGAACTAGTGTTGGCGGCTTAAATTATATAACGCCTTTAATACCATGCGTTCAAGGTAAAGCATATTATAGAAATGCATCATCGAATGTTATGTTATTCGATGCTAGCCGTAAGTTTGTAGGAAGAGCTGACGGCGGCGCTATTAGTGCAGAGAGGTTCTCTATACCTGAAGACGGTAAAACGGCGTACATGGCATTCAGTTTTGCTGTAACAGCTGCTATGCCTGTAGATAAAATATACGTTGTCGAAGGAACTAAAGCTAAGCCGGCAACACCCGTATATCGTGTGGAGTGGCCTGAATTGGCAATAAATGAATTGGGTATTAGTGATGTATGGTTGCTAGATGATGAAGGAATACGATACAGTATAGTTGGATCAAGGTTCACAATGGATATACAAAAAGGTACGACACAATACGATCCAAGAATGTATTTAACATACACTACAAAACCTCAATTTAATATAGCTTTACCATTAGGAGTACTAACATTAAACCACAATGAATCCTGGATATTTAACACTGAAACTTTAGAATTTAGTGTTAGACTTATCGGTAGTGATAATGGGAAGTGGGTCGATAGTAGCAAAAATGAAATATGCCTATTAAGAAACGTTAACGGTAGGATAGTAGCAGGAAGATTAGCCAATTATGTTAATGCGAAAATGTCAGGAAGCCTCGCTACACACATAATAGATATTATATATACAGGTAGAACTATCACATTAGGAGCAACTGTGGACGGTTTTAGAACCTTGACATTCTCTGGAGGTTCTTTCTATCTACTACAAAGTAATCAAACCAATAAGTCTATATCTCTTAGCGGAGGTCGTTCTTATGCGATATCAGTTAATCTTAATACTCAACTAATATGGGATACAATAGAAAATACTATAAAACTAGAAAATGAGAACTCTAACTATTCAGTAAAACCTCACGAAGTATTACTTGGGTATTTTCAATATGGAGAGTTAGTTGGAGGAGTAATATTATCGCATATGGATGAGCCAGTGCAATATGCGAATTACGATATACCTTATACGAATATTAAAGGTGTTTATGACCGATATGAACATACTATGACTATATCTAAGTCTGATAATACTTATACTTTAACGATAGACACATCGGTTACGAATTCATGGATGGTTTATGTATTAGAAACTGGCGATAAGTTAATATACTATAGATATAATGTAACAGGGGATGTTATTGTAGATGAAGAAACAGGTGAAGAGACTACTTTATCCACTAAAACGTTCGTGATACCACATAACGGAATGCTATTATTAGACAGAAATACGAGCACATTTTATGTTGCGGATATGACTAAAAAAGTTCCTTTTAGTGTCAGAAACACAAACGAAGTATTATTGTTATTGAATATAGAGGGTAAATTTGTAGCTGGAGAATTAAAAGACGTATTTAACGATCGTCTGTTAAAACAAGAAATGGGTGTTGCATCATCTCAAAATGCAAAACACGACATGGGTAGACTTAAATTCAAATTCGATGTAGACCCTGGAGGAAGTTATATTTCATCGGAATCATTAGTTGGAGATGAGTTATGGGTATTCCCTGTAAGTAATGATGCGGGTACAAACTTCATAAAAGCAACTAGATATAAAGTGGATTTCGAAAATAACACTGCAACTGAAGTTGGTTCATTCACTCATAACTGGGGGCATGTAAACTCAAGTGCTTATAACCCTTGGCGAGACGCTTTAATTTGTGGTAACGGTAGTGGTTCTTACACCCTAATGGGACAAATATTTATATTTGAAAACGCATCATCATTCAAGGAAAGATCTCAGGTTAATAGAAGTGAAGCAGTAACTATAGATATTCAAGAATGGGGTTATAAAGCGAATGTTGTATGGGGCGAATCAAATTTAGGCCGTGGCGACATTTGTTATGTTATCAATAACGATGCTCAAAATGTTCGTAAGTTACAACTAGGTATGGGTGCAAACAATCTAGGAAGCGGAATAATGTTGGGCGACAGAAACGATAATCAATTCAACGGAACATACCAAGTGTTAGGAGAATGGACTCTACCTAGAATAGACGTTGTCCAAGGAAGTAACTATGAAAACGGAGCGTTATATATCGGTTTAGGACACGATACTGCTTGGTATACTAAGAATCATTTACACGATGATGGTACTGTAACATATGAAACATACAAAGAGAAATTCTATAACGCTGACGGAACACAACTTAAATGTAATATGCAAGGTATAACAGTTACAGATAAGTATATTATATTAGGACTTCAAATAGGACACGGACAAATCCACGTATATCATAGATAAAAGGAGAAATCAAAATGGGGGACGAAAAAATTCAAGAACTACTTCTGCAATTGGTCCAAGATATGTCCTTCGTCAAAGCAAAGCTTTCTAACATCGAGGAGCAGAAACTATCATCTAGAATAGACCAACTCGAAGCTCAAAATAGAGAGCATGACAAAACTATCAAGTCATTAGAACGAAGAAATGACACAATGGAGCAATTTGTCAGAAACAATATGCAAGATAGTAAAAAACAACAAACAGGCGTATTTATATCTATGGGACTAGCGGTGTTTAGTGCTATAGTCTCTGTAATTATAAGTATGCTATTTTAGGAGAGTCTTATCCAGACTCTCCAATTATTTTAATAAAGGATGTGATTAAATGATTCATACTAACCGAATTGTGACAGTTGGAGAACAAGAATGTATCATAGATAGACCTATAGTCCTTTATAGAGGGGATAGAGAGGTTGAAATAGAGTTTACTTTAGTTGGTAATGAGTTTATGTTCTCTGAAGAAGGCAACGTAATTAAATCTGTAAATGCATCACACGGTCAGTTGGTATTAAACACTCCGTCCGGTGAACACATGTTCTCTGAATTAGCAGAGTGTCACGAAGGTAAAGTAGTATTTGTCGTAACTAAGGAAATGATAGACGAGTTTATAGAAATGGGATTCTATAGCTTCCAGATAAGACTATACGACAGTGCTGAGATGAAATCAAGAGTAACAATTCCTCCGGTAATGAACGGGTTTGATATTCGTAACCCAATAGCTGCTGAGGATGAGACGAACGTAGTTGACCAAGGTATAGTTGACTATGCTAGAATTTTCAAAGACCAATCCAATGAAGAACTTCCAACGTTCGACTGGACTGGTGCTTATAACAAAACTGAGTGGGTTCACCACGACGTAATAACTGAGAATAAGATGAATAAGATTGAGGACGCTTTATATTCTATCAACGCTAACGTTAAAGAGTCTGACGTAGTAATGCTTAATGCACTAGATAACGTTAAGAAAGATGCTGATAAGTATGTTAAAGAGCATATGGCCGAGGTTGAGGCGGACGTTGACGAGTTTGAGAGAAATCTTAATACTGGGGTTGAGCAATTCAAAATAGATACTAATGCCGCTATGACTGCTCATAAGAATGAAGTTAATGAGGAGTTAGAAGGGTTTAGTACGCAATTGGCACAAATAACGAAGCATTTTAATAATGTTAATGAATTGAAGAATTGCAATAACCTTAAATTAGGTCAATTAGTTGGTACTTTGGGATATTATACTATAAATGATAACGGTCAAGCTAAATATAAAATAGTTACGTTTGAAGAATATAAAGAGTGCCATTCTCTAGACATAAAAGATGTTATAACAGGAGCAGATGAGTATGGTTCTTTTACCTTACCTAATGGATATATAGCTATGATTTTGACTGAAAACTATACAACGCCTGAACAATGGGGCGCTAAAGGTAATGGTATAACAAATAATACTATCCCTTTTATCCATATGTATGGTAAAACAAAGACAGGAGTTATTAGTTTTAAAGCAGGGGCTACTTATTTATTTGAATATATTGATTATCCAAACCCTTATAAAACGGCTATGATTGGAACGCCTTTAGGTGGCTATGATACTAGAAAACCATTATTAGCACATATAACTAATTTAACTATAGAAGGAAATAATTCAAGTTTAGTGGTTGGAGAAAATAATTTCTGTAGATACAATAGTTACGATATAGATTTTTCTATACTTCAATTAGGTGGAAATGTTGACGGATTGACGATTAGAAATCTTACTATAGACGGGAACGGATTTACTCAAGACGCTACAGTTTATACAAAGAATACTAAAAATCATAATATAGCATATATTACTGGGGGTAGTATTAAAAATATTCTTATAGAGAATTGTACTTTTATGGAAGGTGGTTGTGTTAATATGCCCAGTGGAACTGATTTTGGAGGAGATGGTATATTAATAATTGCTCCCGATTCTACAGAAAATATCACTATAAGGAATAATAAATTTATAAACGTTGGTAGATGGGCTATAGCATTCGATTTAAACTTCTCTCAAAATAGACATGCTAAAAATGTTACTATTGATAACAACTTCTTTGAAATGATTGCCTCTGATGCAATAAAAGAGCCGAAAACTAAAAGAGAACGTAATTTAGGGTTTATTGATTTTGAAATATATCATTCTTGGGAGAATTTAAAAATTACGAATAATACCGTGATGGCAGGGTCTGTTGGTATAGCTATAGGTGGTGGTACCGAAGCCCTTAGTACTAACGTATTCATAGAGGGAAATACTATTATAAGTAGAGTAGAACAAAGTAGTAAATCAAATGGTTATTATTATGTGTTTAGTTTTTACAATCAAAACCTTAAAAATCTATATATTAGAAATAATCATATAGAAGTAGAAAGTCCTGGAAGTGACAATCTAATAACGTTTACTTCATCTAGAAATAGATATTTAGAAAATTTGTTTTTCAACGATAATTTTATACATTTTAATGAAGTCAAAAATACTACTATGATAACGTTGAATAATTTGGAATTAAGGGGTACTATTTCTATAAGAAAAAACATTTTTTCTTCTCATATCGGAATATCTATATCAAATCCTGTAATAAATGATAAAGAAACTCCTGTTTATATTAATATAACGAATAATGACTTATTGCAATGTTCACAGGGATACTATATTCGTTTAATTAATCATGATGATATAGGGTGTTATAACTGTTATAAATTTAATGTGCTAAATAATTTATTAAATAGCTACCAAGTATCAGTTTTAGACGGTACATTTGTATTAAGAGATAAAGTAAATACTGTTAGGTTCGATGCTTGGGGAAATGGTAAATTGTCTCTCGGCTTATTGCCTCCAACTAATATAGGAGGTTATGTGGTAGAGCCTAGACTGCCGGCAAATCAAGAAAGCACTCAAGTATTATTCGGTAAATATACACAAGGGCAAGATGTTCTTGTTCAATGTACAGAGGGTAAATATTTACCTACTCCATATAAGTTAGTGTGTACAAAAAGTGGTTGTGGAGCATATAGTCATAACGGCTCAACATATAAACAAAATGCGTGGATAGCTAACGAAACTAATCCTAGTTATAGAACTAATAATGGGAAAATGTATTTATGGTTGGGTGGCAACGTAAGTTGTGGAGAAATTGCACCTACTCATTCTACAGGAATAGTTGATAATTGGAGATATATAGATGAAGTAGCAGAGTTTAAGAAAATAACATTTTAAATTATAACAGATTTATATTACGTACTAACGAACCTTCAACAACGAAGGTTCTATTTTTATACAATAAAACCAGGAGGTGAACCCAAATGAAAGACAAACTTAAAAACCCATATTTCTGGCTATCAACATTCGCATTGATATTCTCAGCTTCTGGTGTAGACTTCAACCAACTAACAAGTTGGAGTCTACTTGCTGAAGCTCTAGTTGGAATACTAGCAAACCCAGTAGCTATCATTGCGATAATAACAGCATTCCTAGGAATATGGAACGACAACTCAACTAAAGGTTTAGACAAACCTACAATTAAAAAATAAAGGAGTGATAATATGGCTTCATTTGACGAAAATGGAAAGTATATTAAAACAAACTGGAAAGCTGGAGATAAAATCACAGCTACAAAGTTAAACAAGATAGAAGAGAGCATCGAAGCTGTTAACGACAATGATATTTCCAGACACGTTGAAGCAGATGCTAGACTAGATGCTCTGGAGGCTAAGGACGTAGCACACGATAAAGAATTTACAAATGTTAAGAATACTATAGCGAACAACAAAGCTGCGGCAGAGTTAGGTGACTACGAGATTAACTCTAGAATGCAGTTTTTAGAAAATGAGCTTAACGAAGTAATAGAGGAAGTTCATAATGTGGCTAGTACTGTGGACGGGAAGATAGCTCAGGCTGAGGCTAATATGACTAGCGCTGTAAACCAAGGTAAAGCTGATATGGAAGCTATGGTTGCTGAGGTTGAGAGCGAAATGAACGAAATTCAAAATGATGTAGACGTACTTCAAAATGATGTATCGGAAATTCAAAATGATGTAGACGTACTTCAAAATGATGTATCGGAAATTCAAAATGATGTAGACGTACTTCAAAATGATGTATCGGAAATTCAAAATGATGTAGACGTACTTCAAAATGATGTATCGG